ATTAAGGAGGAAGTCTCTTGAGAAATTTGTAAGCTCACTATCTCCTCCAAAGATTGGGCCAGAAAGAATCAAACTGATGGAACTAGCCAGGTTTGGGTCTCTCCTCTCTATCTCTTTGCTATGACCCACAAGGATGTGACCAAAGAAGTAACTAGTTCTAGTTATTGCGGAGATTGTCCCTAACAAACTTTTGCTGGATCTTATTGGCAAGAGAACCGAGTAGGTATTATGCCTTGAATTCAAGGCAGTAATATAATTACACAACTGTCTCGGGTCAAAAGGGCATTCTTCAGATTCCCTTGTTGACTCTTCCGTCTTCTTAAGAAAAGGCAAGAGTGTTTGGTACACCCTAAAGTTTGATTCAGCCTCATAGTCACTAGTGAGTTTCCTATGGCGATTATCTCTTCTACCCCACCACATGTGTCTCACTGTGTCCTTAAGACTTGCAGTTGTGCCCTCAGGGTTTCCTCCCATACCAAACTCTACCATGCGCTTGGCCAATGGGCGAGCCAGTTTTTGGAAATCCTTAGTTGAGGCCTGATGAACTATATCTGTGATTAAATTGAAGACGGATCTGTTTGGAAACAACACATCAAAATTCTTTGAAGCCAACGGAGTGTCGGACTGGACTGAGCCAGAGACCTCTTTGAGAACATCAATAAGTGACAACTTAAACTTCTCAGACTCATCCTCACCAGGGAGTCTTTTCATGAGTGTTACACATGGCGTCCTGAGGATGTAAACAGAAGCTTGTATCATCTTGACACCAGTGTTTCTACCAAGTGACCTGGCTATTCCTGGCCCTAGGAGCTTGTCGTGTATTAGCCACTCAGACTCAACAACACAATCAGGGTCTCTATATAAGAACTCGGGATCAATCTCCCAAAGATCATGTTGCTCCTTACTTATCCCAACAGTCTTGAGGAAATCTCTATACTGAGTCAGCCCACCAAAATGCAGTTGGACATTGAATTCAGGATTGCCATCAGGTTCGTACAGGGTTAATGTCCTCCTCATTAGTGAATGAGCCATTGAGTAGAGCTCCTCTTTTGAAGTCAAATGCACATAATCAGAATAACTCTGACGCATTATGCCACAGACTAGACTTGGCTGGAATGTAAAGAATCCCAAAGCAGGCATGGGATTCATCAATAGAAGCTCCGCATACTCATTGAAGTTGCTAGCATCTGTGTATGATCCCAACATTCTATAGTGCATGTGAGACTGACACAACTGTATCATGTATGCCAGGCTTGTACTTCCTCCATTTTCAACGACTTGAGCCAAAAGATTGCTCATTGATCTTTGTCGTGCTGAAATGCTGGTCTCAAATTGAATGGTCAATGAAGCTGCAACATGTTTTATTGTCGCACAAAGAATCGTGTTTGAAACCCACCAGACGCTGTTAAATTCTTCTATTGGCTCAGTTGAATCTGGAGTGCTCTTTTTTCGAGAAATGAGTGCACAATACAATGGATACATACCAATTAGGATCCTGGAGAAAAAAGACAACAAAAGGTGTGCCAAAAGCCTACGCTTCCGGTTAACTTTCTCGTCTTCATCTAAATCATAGATGAGGGTTCTAATTTGAGACGAATCATCTGATGACACTTTATTGGTCATGACAAGGGTGGCTCCATCTTTCCCAAAAGACCCCGCAAGATTGATTGGTTCAAGTATTGATCGAAATATTGTGCTTGAATGAGAGAGCAGGCAAGCGTGCAACAATGATGAGGTGTAATGGAGAATGCCTTGCATCATGTTTGTGCGATTCACAAGTGTGTATAGAAGGGGCTTTTCCAACAGGTCGTTCTTCTTTTCAGGATGTCTACCCAAAAATTGCTGCTGGAGTTCCCTCATTGATGGCTCAGCTGAGAACAATTTGTTTTTGGGTAATCCCGTGACAGGCTCAATCTCACTGGAGAAGAATTCATCAAGTAGAAGCTTGGGGAGTAACAATTTTTTGTATGAGACAGTGTTAAGTATGTGATTTACCAACTGAAATAGGTCGTCTTTGAGAAACTGCCTAAGAATGCAAGAAAATGCTGGCATTATGAAAGACTGACACCACTTAGTAGCATCATTACTGCAGTTGTTTGTGAATGTGGTTGACTTCTTTCCCTTTTGAGCATCAACCTTGGCATAATGAACAATGTTGACTGACTTCTTCTGAATACCCCCTGTGAGGAATTCCCAGGGGATGAGTTCACAAATTGTCCTGCTGACTGTCTCCACTAAGTTAGTTGTCATTCTAGCATGTATCTCAAGAACAAAGATTTCTCGATCACCACCAATCTGCTCTTTTTTGAACAACTTGACATGAAACCCATGTGTGTCAATATACTTCATTGCTTCGACAAGTCCAGAGAAGAACATAGAAGGCATCTTATCAAATTCCCTCCCACCAAACACCTCTTTCATCTCAGAGAACAAAAGCAATACACCCTGACAGACTTTTCTACTGCGGGGACCTGGATTGTCCTCTGCATATACCACATTCTCTAGATGCACAGCTGAGGATCTCATTGTTGCCTTCTCCTCATAAGTAGCTTTCCAC